CGTCCACCGCTATGTAATCCCCCAGCCCTGTTTGTTTTGCCATGCTTAACCTCCTATAGTCTGCATACTGCTACTGCTATTTTTGCGTTGCTGAAAGTGCCTGTTGTTGTCACTTTTATATACCTTTGAAGTGTTCCTTCCATCGTCTGCCTTACTGCTGTCGGGGCGCCTGCCGCCGCTACGGTTGAGAAAGTCATAAAGTTCACGTAGGAGCCGCCGCTAGAGGATGATTCCTGTAAATTTACTGTGACACTGCCAGAGTCAAGGCTTAACAGTTGAAGATAAGCAGATGCTCCATTCGAAGAAGAGGCTCCACTATCAACAACGGTTCCCGATCCCGCTGAAGAATGAGTGTCATCATGAGCGGTTAACATTTCGCCAAATTCCAACGGTACCCCATCGGTTGAAGAATAATTAACAACACCCGACACAGCAGAACCCGGAGCCGAGTCCACAGAATAATCACCCTGTTTGGCAACTAATCCTGCACTCTTAGACCCGACCGCACTTCCCAGGGGAACCAGGACAGTCTGATCCGCTGTGGGTTGCTTCCCGCTGAGTGATGTGAAAACTGAATGTGATTTTCCTGTAGCCGCATCAAACCAGACATTAACCGTCATCTGTCCGGTTGCCTCGCCGACCAATCGCTTCACCGCTGAAGAGTCCAGGGTAGTGACATCGAGAAGATTCTGGGAGTATCCCATTCCGGCTAATGAATTCGCATCCCCGGAAAGGTCATACCCTTCAACATAAAGCCTTGTATCTAACCCGGTAACTTTTGCCATTAAAATCTCCTATGGAGTAATTGTTACTTCCCCGAGATTCTCGACCTCGAAAGGAATATCCATTGTTCTGTATGCCACCCCGCCAATATCTGTGTACCCTGTAGCCATTGAGCCAACATTCGAGTCTGTACAATTCCCCGCTAGATCCGCGTCACTTCTCAGCGCCGTGTCAATATTCACCGCGGCATCCCACAAATCCAATTCGAGGGATTCCCGGACGTCCTGGGATGCTTGCATCCTAAAATATGCCCGGATTGTGAAAGTGGTCATTGTCGAAACATCAGTGAAGGTTTCGAACATTGTTGACCGTGAGACTATCCAGAAGGCGCATAGAGGAGTTCCGGGGATGGACAGGGGTTCTCCCCTTAAAATCGCTGTAAACGTCGGATCTGAGACCGTTCCGAGCAATGCGTCTATTCTGTCTAATGCACCTGATCGGCTCATTTCAATACCTCGACCAATGCCTGTTCAAAAAGATCGTCCACTTCCTTTGATCCTTTCGAAAGCCAGTCCTTCACATTCTGAAACATATGATATCCACCGAACCGGGTTATTTTATTCCGGGATGATGTTCCTTCTACCCATGACGCATAAACAAGATTTGCCCCGTACCGGATCTCCCCGGCATCAATCTGGGCATGAAGACTTTTAACCAGGCTTCCACCGACATGATTTCGGAGGTTTGCCGTAATCCTTCCATGTCCCGGGTAAAGTTGTTCCTTCACCTTATTGGCACCCATGACAGCAATATCTGTCAGGGCGCGATTCGCGGCGCGTGTCAGGTTATCACCGGGGTCTTCGAATAGTGGTCCTTTAGCGTATCCCGCCCATGTTGCCATTAGAAGTAAGTCTCCGAATAAGCTGTTACAGAGCGGAATTCGTCCAGGGTTGAAAGAACAGAACTCGCGTCGGCATCGGATCTGGTAATTCCTTCCGCACCACTTCCGATTGTTAAGGTTGTCCCCATATCCCTGTCCCGGAAGAAAACCTTTCCAAGATCGAGACATGCCTGGACAACGATGGGATTGTATTCATAACTGTAAAGCGAAGCCCCACCGGAATGAGTGGCGGCAGTTGTCCCATTTACTCCTCTTTCCACCGTGAGGGTATTTCCGCTGATTCCTGTTATATATAACTGTTCAGAATCAATCAGAATTGTCTGGGCAATACTCAGGCTACTTGCGCTCGATACACTTGCGGTTGTCGCCGTGGTGGAGGATATAGCATCAGCGGTTGTTTCGCTTATGGTGTCATTCGCATAACCCCATGTGGCAAGAACCGCGAGAGTTTGTTGCCCGGCATGGAATGACTTCGATGAATCCTCGTTTAATTTGAGCCGGGTCTTTGGCGTCCTGTTATAAGGCTCCAGCCAGTAGTCCGCATTGTATCCTTCTGTTAGCGTTTCGCTCTCTGTCCGTTCCGTTTGCTTGTAGGATGTAACCGAAGTTACAGAAACAAGCCAGGAGTCCAGGGGAATCGCGGAAAGATAAAAATCCTTTAGCCCGATCTGAGTCGGGGACGATCCGGAAACTATGACCTGGGGCGTATCCCTCAATGTCCCGGATCCAATATCAAAATAATGGGTCTCGAGACGCGGACCAAAACTCTGCATTCCCACATAGTTATCAATCCGGCTGGATGCGGACTCGACGATCCTTCTCAGGACTGCCGTGTCACTTGTCCACCCGCTTGAATAGGATGTCCCTGCAAGGTAATCCCGCAGATCATCAATACTCGCATAAGAATGACGCGTCGCCATTATTTATTTTCCTCAGTTTTCTTTGATTTATTGGGAGATGGCGGCGTCATCCTTTCGAAATACTCGCCATAGTCCTTCGCCTGTTTAGCGGGAATATCGTATTGCTCACCCGCAGCATAAAGCCGTCCCGCCAGGGTGAACTCTTTAATACATTCAACTTTAACTACCATTTTTTCGTCTCCAGGGGACTAGCCAGGGGGGGAATATGAAGTCCCAAAACCCCCCGACTAGCCCCACTTATTTTCCTGTCCCGCTATTAACTAGCGGCGGCTCTTAACATTTTGAAAGCGGCGGCAAGAGTCAGTTGCCCGTCGCCTCTTCTGGAAGCAAAAAAGCCCACTTGGTCCGATTCTTGGTATAAAGAATCGTTGCGACGGATTGCAAAACCGGCACGATCAAAAATCGCATATTGCTTCAGGTCACCAAAGAGAGCAATCCTCTCAGTAGCCGTGATGGTTGCACCAAGACCGTGAGCCGAGTCGACCATTACGTTGGGTCGCCCAAGTATGAAATTGGCGGGAGCCGCTGTCAGATCGGGAATCGCGTGAACCCCAGCCGTCGTTGATGCGATACTCGTTATGAGTGACGCAATTGCGGATTTCATTATCCAACTGGCATTAGACCTGAACTGTTCCTCAAGGGTGAAGTAGATTCCGGTCAAGTCGGCGGCGACAACGCTGGTGGCATTCGCCATCGTGTAATCAGAAGGACTGGCGCCCATTATCCCGGCATATTGAGTCGTGCCGTTTCCGCTGATTATTCCCACGTCTTCAAATCTACCCGCGGCTTCCTGGAATATCTGGGAAAGCATGGCAGGGAGGTTGACGGCGCTGTCGTCCAGGAGCTCTCGAGTAACTTTGACCAATCCACCTGACTTCTCAAGTGAAAATGCAATCTGCGAGGTCACGGGAGTCTGGTCAGAATAAGAAGCCTCTTCTGCGATCGCCGCCCAAGTTGCTGATGCTATGGAAGGAATATATCCATCCTTACTCGCAACCCGAATAACGTTGCAGTACGGGCGTAATCGTCCACCCGGGACTCCGGGGTCATGCACAACCTGGTTAATGAATTCCTCCGGCACGAAGAAGCCACCCTCGGCATCTGTGTCCTCTTGCATTGCTTTCTGCTCATCAGGAGTTGCGCTCATCTGGAAGGCAACTTCGGATGGTGCTTTCATCCACTTGAGCCAGGTATCTTTTTGGAATCGAGCATGGTCTTTAATATTTTCTCCGCACTGTTCTTGCACCCAGATCGGTTGTGACATCGCCGGTAGACCCTTGATCCATGTTTGAGGCTTGTAATCAGCCTTGGTATTCCGGGTTGTATCATCGGCGTTGTACTTCATCGCGTCTTTTGATGCGACTGGAACCGTGTTCATGGGGCGATTGAAGTCTCCCGAGAGAGCCTTCAGCTTTGCTTGTGCCTCATCAATCCCGTCTGCGGTTTCCATCTTGATCTGTGCATCGAGAATAATCTTCTCGAATTGTCCGACATCGCCATTGTCTAGCGACGCTTGCGCTGATTTTAAGAGGGCGCCTGCCTCTTCTCTCATCTGTTTCGTACCCAAAACTAATCCTCCTGGACTGCTTGTCTGTTTTCTAATATCGTTTCAAGAAGTGCAAGTTGCCTCCGGGCATTTGCAAACAATTCAGATTCGGCGGCGTCAGCATCGAAGACTTCGTCAACGTCTGATTCGGCGTTGTCGTTATCTTCAACATTGGCAGGCTCCGCGGTCTCATCGTCTGCTTCTGTCGGAGTTTCTTCTTCATCATTCAAGAGGGCGACCGCCAAAGCGGTAGCCTCGTCCTCGCTTAAATCCTCGACAAGCTCTTTCCAGTTTGCCGTCTCAATACTTCGCACCCGGGACCAGACCCGGGAGGTGCTTAATAGCTCAGGGGCTTCTTTCCCTGCGTCTTTTATGTGTTTTTCCAGGTGCTTATAAACCTGTTCCCTGTCAGCTTTGGGAATATTCGCTCCGCCGCGCCCGCCGTTCAGAACGCCGATCGCCCCGGAACATGCCCGGATATTTGCCGCGCCTACCACTCCATCTTTAACGTGGTGGTGGATAAATTTATATGATCCTTTTGCGTCCGGCTTCCCTGCTGGATCCACCCAGGCA